GTAACAAATATCTGTAGCAGAGAGAAACTATATCGTGAAAATACTATATATGGATACTGTAATATTACAAGCAACATAATAAGGACACCTGGTTTTTCCCAGATGCCCTTCAATACTTGGCATGTCTTCGGCAATGATTTTTGCTTCCGGTTTCCTATTGGTATCGCAATAATGACGGAACAGCAACCTGCGTGTTTCATCACGGCATTTACTGTTCTGTGAATAGGTGAATATCCGATCCGCGATAGAAACAATTTCCGCATCATGTTCCTTACAAAAATTCTCATCTTCACTTGCTGCGTATAATGCATACATCAGTGTACAAAGCAGACGATCATTGTTCGGATAATGGTTCAATCCCTCCCGAAGAATACGTATGGGTTCTTCGGTAATATTGTGATCGATCCGTGCAGATGTTTCAGACACGATTGCATCGATCTCGCGATATTTTTCCTGTTCGTCTACACCTAATAACTCATCTATAGTGATCTCAAAAAAATCAGCGAGCTGCGGAAGCATGGAAATATCCGGACAGGCGGTTCCGGTATCACCTTCTTATGGATACCGTAATCTCACTCAATCTTCCCAATAAACCTGTAGTAAATCTCAACTTCCTGCTCCCGACTGCCGTCCTCATGCTTCACGGCTTCATGCACGACAATCTTCTCGATCACCGTATTCAAGAGTTCCGCAGTCAACTCGTTCGGACAGGCAAACTGCCGAATCAAGCCGATCCATTTCTCGGCATCTTCCGTGGAATGCTGTTCCTTCGATAAGCTGTCCTTCAACTCCGCAATCCTGCCGTCCAGTTCGGTCTGTTCGTCCTGATACTTCTGCGACAGCATATTGAAGTTGTACTCCGTGATTCGTCCGGATGACCAATCCTCGTACAGCTTCATGAACAGTCGGTCAACCTCGGCTTTCCGCTTTTCTGCCTTGCTCAGTTCCACAGTCTGCTTCTTCATCAGATCGGCTTTCGCTTTGTCACCGCTGTTCAGCAGCCGTTTCAGCAGTTCCTCCTCACCAAGTTCCGCCTGTTCCGACCAGTACTGTAGTCTCGCCAGAACGTAATCGTACAGAGTATCGTAGCGGATATAGTGCGCCGAACAGGTACCGCCGTTCTTCCCGAACTGTCGGTAGGAAGTACAGTTGAAATAGCTGAACGGTTTGTTGTTGCTTTTGTTTGTCCCGAAACTCATCGACCATCCGCAGTCCGCACAGCGTACCAGTCCTGCGAAAATCTGCGGAACGGAATCCTTGATCGATCTGCGGCGGCGGGCAATCTGCTCCTGTACCTGTTCAAACACGTCCTTGGAGATGATGGCATCGTGGGTATTCTCCACACGGAACCATTCTTCCTCCGGCTTGCGGATGCGTTTTTTGTTTTTGTAGGAGATGTTTGTCTGCTTGCCGTGAACACTGTTGCCGATGTAGGTTTCATCCTTGAGGATACACTTGACCTGTGCAATCGTCCATGCGTAGGACTTTTCCTCCGGTGCATCGGCGTAGATGTTGGCAAACGTACCGTATCGGGTGTAGTTCAGCCATCCTGCTGTAGGAATACGGTCGGCAATCAGTGTTTTCGCAATCTTTGCAGCACCGGCACCGTGGGAAGCAAGGTCGAATATTTTCTCGATGATCCAACTGGTTTCATCATCAACGATCAGCTTGTTCTTCTGGTCGGGATGCTTTCTGTAGCCGAGGGGAGCATAAACACAGACTTTCTGTCCTGCGGCGAACTTGGCATGAAGTGCGGTCTTCACCTTGCGGCTTGTATCCTTGGCGTACCATTCGCAGAACAGAACTTTGATCGGCACGAAGTCGGACAAGCCTTTTGCGGAGTCTTCGTTTTCAGTTACAGAGATGAAGCGGATATTCTTTTCGGGGAACGTGAACTCAAAGTACATTCCCATCATGATATGCTCTCTGCCGAAACGACTGAGGTCTTTGACGATAATGCAGTTGATCTTTCCTGCGTCTATATCATCCATCATTCTCTTAAATCCCGGACGCTCGAAATTGGTGCCGGAGTACCCATCGTCAACGTATTCGAAAGTATTCGTGAATCCGTTTTCTTCGGCGTACTTCTGGAGAATGATGCGTTGTGTTTCAATGGAAACGCTGTCACCGTATGTCTCATCATCACGGCTGAGTCTCATGTAAAGTGCGGTATTGTATGGCTGTTTCATAGTATGTAAATCCTCCTTCAAAATAGAAACAACCCACGCTTACAATACACCTTGAGTATACCATAACCGTGGGCTGTTATCAACGGCAGTGCCGGACAGTTATCAGTCTGTTAAGAAACCTTCTTTGCCACATGAAGGATGACGTTCTCGATCAGGCTGCCGAGCAGTTTGCCGTTGTCGGAGAAATGTTCCGATACCACGATACGGGTGTTACCGCAGAGGTAGTACACCTTGCCGTCCCGGATGATGTAGCGGTTCTGAGTGGATTTGTTCTTCTTCGTCATGCAGTCCTCCTTCCTTTTGAAACTTTATGGGGCTATTCCCCTTGAAACTTATGCGATTTTTCACACGCGCCCCACCACCCGTTTGTCACTTCGTACCTCCTGAGGATATGACCCGCCCCATAGGGGATAGACATCTCTGTGAGATACAAAGTGTCATACGTGCAGGGACTTTGACGTAAACTCTTGCAGATTCAAACGGGGGATTAACCCAATTTTTCATTTACGCAGTGATTTTTATGGTCTTCACGGCTTCTCTGCGGATCAGCTTGCCGTCCAGAAACTCAAATGCCAGATAACCGATCTGTCCGAGAAGAACGAAAAGTTCATGCAGGGTGCGGACGCTGATGGGAGCGCGGTCAACAATCCAGTAGTAGCTGAAATCACCAAACAGGACAGGCTTTGCTCCTGCGGCAATGTTCGGCATGAACTCGGAAATTACAACCTTTTTCCCGAAGATGGTATCATCGCTGTCGCGCCAGAGGTAGTTTCCTACATTGTCCTTGAGAGTACGGAGCATCATAGCGGTTTCATCGTTCATCATCCACACAGCATTTTTGCGGTATTCCGGCTTTACGGAGAAATACAGACGGATGATGTCATCGTAGGTAAGAGATGCGGATTCAAATGCCGTTTCTGCACCGAGGGTATCATGAAGCAGACCAGTAGGCTGATTTTCGCCGGTTCCATTCAGAAATGCGTTTTCTTCCGCACGACTGAAGTTTTTCGCCAGACGGCCCGTGATATAGGTTTCCACATCAAATGCGGCATCGGCAACGAAAGATCTGTCAAGCCGGAAGAAAGAAGCCAGTTTCCATGCCTCAAGGTCATACGTAGTAAAGTCGTTCATACCGTTTTTGATCGGTACTTCTTCACCCTCTGCTACCCATACAGCAAGATCATCAGCAGTTCTTGCCTGAATTTTGTAGGGCGCATCGTAGGCTTTCATCACGGTACAGATGCTGCGGAACTGACTTTCCTTTGCAAGAGCGAGGTCGTACTTGTTCATGGAGAGTTCGGGCATAGTGTAAGCACCGACATCGGTGTTTCTGCCCTTTTCAAGAGTGTTGGTTTTGGCATGAGTACGGCGCATGGCAGACCAGAAGTCCACGGCATATTCAGGCAGTGCGGTAAAATACTTTGTTTCGATGTAGTTCATATTGAGTCCTCCTCAGTTTTCTTTGTTGCAGTTTTCACAGGCGTAAAGCGCGAGTGTATATTCGTCCAGCGGACGGTCAATGGGGTACATACGGGCATTGCAGCGAGGACAGTGGACATCGTATCTCATACACTCCCCGAAGGTGTGCGGTTTACTTGAATGAAGACGATAGAAAGTGCGAGAATGTCCGGGTCGGCTATTAATGCTGAGATGACTTGTGAGATACAGATCGTGAAATCTGCGGATGCATTCCTCCGTATTGAAGGTTTCACTCGGATACAGGTCTTTGCCGTGTTTGTAGGTATGAAGCGGATAAACGGACATAGTTTTATTCTCCTTTGAGTTGTATAGATTTATCTGCACTTGGGGCAGGCATAGAGCGCACGTTTGCGACTGTCGATGGGGTTGGTGATTGCATCCATGATCTTGCCACAGATGGGACAATGGATGGTGAGTTCCTGTTCACAGGCATTCCTGCTGCACAGTCGGTAGTAGTGAGGGACGATCTCCTCAAGCCAGAAGCTGTGGTGAGCGGCAACGGTATCGCGGTCGGTATGGAAGAACATCGGAACTTTCTCAGTACCGGAGGTGTCGCAGTCAATGAGGGGATGATACTTGATCTTTTCCATACTTATTCCCCCCTTCTGTCACACAGAGGCTTGCCGTTCAGATCGAAGAAACGGCTGCGGCAGTATTCGATGGCTTCCGCATAGGTTCTGAAGCAGAGGGTGCTGAAACCGTACTGGACTTTCCATGCGGGGACACCGGGATCGGGGCTATTGTGTTCGGAGAGGGCTACAGGATTGCCGCGCTTGGTCTGGAACAGGAACCGGCAGGTGTAGTCCCCACGGGAGAAGCAGTCGGTATCGGCGGGAGTGAGATGAGGGCGTTTGCTGTAGAAGAGTTTGAATTTCATTATGGGTATCCTTTCTTGATGATAGAATTGTTGTGGTGGTGGATCGGTAGTCGGATTGGATTCTGTTCACAGGGCAGTCATAGGCATCACTCCTTTCAAGTCTGGGGTATTGTGGCAAGTAATTATGGTTGATTGAAGATTGAAAATATGTTATGTACTATACCAATATTATCTGCCACAATGCCCCACTGTGTTATCCATCAGATTTCTGTCCTTTTTGTCACACTGTTCCGTGGGAATATTGGAAAAGCACTTCGCGGGACTTCTGTCCTTTCTGTCACGCTGTCCCATAGCGTATATGTCAATGCGGCAATGCGCTAATGGAATATATAAAGAAGAAATAATGTTTTTCTTTCTTTTATAGATCACAGTGTTATATAAAGGACAAAAGGACAGAAAGGACAAAAATCAGTCATGGTTGTACAGACAGGGATTGACGAGATAGGTCTGTGCAGGAGGTCTGCCTTTTCCGGTGTATCCTGCGGCATCTTTCACAGCGATATAGCCATAATCCGCAAGATGATCGAGAATCGGCTGAAGCTCCTCTGCTTTGCGGAAACTGTGGCGGAGTCGCATGATGTCCCTTCTGCTGAATTCCGTCAATTTCGCAGTCTGGATGGCTGACAGGACATATTTGCTTTGCTTGACTGCCGTATCTGCACCCATGAGAGAGAACGCTGCCTTGGCGTGTTCAATGAAGTATCTGCCGATACGGATTGCGTTGTCCATGGTCTGTCCATCCACCACCAGCGGTTCGGGATCATCCAGAAAATCATGGGAACGGTATACCGATGCCCGACACAGCAGTCCTGCAATACGAAGAATATTGCCTGTCAGCTTTCCTGCCCAGTCTGCAATATCCGCATACTCCTTCCGCAGTTTCGGTTCCAGTTCATCGGCAAAGGCTGCAATCTTTTCGTCTGCTTCGTAAGACAGTGATATTACCTCCGGCTCCGGTGGATATTCGTCTTCTAGAAGATTTCGCAGAAGAGATTCGTAATCGTGGTAGACTTCTTCCGGTACCGGTTCCGATCGATACCGCCGTGTTCCAACAGAGGACTGCGGTATACAATAGAGAAATCTCGCAGTCAGTCCACGCCCACGGAAAGTACCGTTCTGCATCATACCGGATAACACATTCGGCTGTACCATAAGCAGAACGGTCAGTGCAGGATTCATAATGCTTTCACTGTTTCTGCCGATACGGTCTACACGGATACTGTCTCCGGAGTAACCTTTCAGCATGACGTCAATATTGACATTCTTCGTGTAGATGCCGGACAGTGTATAGAAAATACCGCCCTCAGTGGACAGGATCGATGCTTTTCCTCCGTTGTCCGCAAGAACAGAAGTCAGCTTTTCCGTAGTGATATCGTCTACATACAGACGCAGAGGTGATTTTTCACGGTACTCCGCAAGTTCTGTAGCAATCCTGTCGAGGTCAGCCTGTTCTGCCTTTCCCTTTGCCGCCTGATCTTCCAGTGCTTTCTGCCGCTTTTCCAGAATTCGTCTATGCATCCGGCTTGCTTCGATCTGTCCTGCATTCTGGACATTGATTTCGGTTTCATAACGATTCAGCGGTCGTACCATAGCGTTTGCCACAGCGGATTTTCTTTCCGAGGGTTCCATGATGTTCAGAAGATAGGTATTCAGCGGTTCCGACCAGTCTGCTTTCGGCTGTATTTTGTATTTTCCCTGCAAGCATACAGACAGAATCAGAATGGAAGACGATGCCGCCATGTCCACGGGAGTCTGTGTGCTTTCTGCCAAAGCGGTTACATAATGGCTAATCGGCAAAGGGAGTGTATCCACGGGAAACGGAGGCAGTCTGTATTCGTCATAAGGTATTGGCTCGTCCCACTGTACCTCCTGCGGAGCATTGTATTTCTCAGGAGGAATGTAGTTCGGATTTTCCATAATTTTCGCATAACATTTGCGTCCGCTTTTCCAGATGTTTTCCACTTCATCATCGGCTAATGGAGGAACACATCGTTCGGATTCCTTGAGATATGCCTGATAGCTTTCTTCACAGTCACCGTATCGTTTCAGAATGCAGATTGCACGTTTGATCAGAGTGTTGTTCCGACATCCTTCCGGAATGATGTCATCAAGGGTGGCGAACTCCTGCACTTCAAGAAATTCTGTCAGTGTCATACTGCCGGGATGAAAGATCACTTCAGAATCGGCATTGCCGAAGAAGAACCGTCCCGCATCAAAGGCATTGGTATCAAAGTACGGGAAGAACTTCTGCAAACGCTCCAATAATGCGGTATACTCTTTCGCATCGGTGATCGGGTCGATGAAAAATACCACATGGAACCTTGGACGTGGAGAACGAGTCCCTTTCTGCTTCATGTGGTGGCGGCTTGTATAGAGTATGTAGCGGACATCCGGAAATGCCTCAACCAACCGTTCCGGTGTAATCCAATCCCTCTCGTTATCGGAATGATCGTTGTCACAGTCCGGCACAGCCACGGAGGCTCCTCTGAAATTCTTGATACTGCGGTAATTGTTATGGAAATCGAAATAGACATGGTCGTATTTCACAGCTTCACGGAATTCAGCCTCCGTAGTTACCTCGACTGAGTGTGGATACAAGCAGTTCTTATCATTTCCACAGCAGTTCGCTCGATGGATAGTAAGATTAAATCCGTTTTCCGTCATGAACTTCTCCTGTGGATTTCTCTTTCAGCCATCTGTGAAATCCCTCAACAGGGATCAGAATCCGAGTCACGATGCGGATGACCGGAAATCCCGGTTCTTTCACCAGAGCGTATGCTTTCGGAAGACTGATCCCCATTCGGGACGATAACTCCTGTACACTCATCGTAGATTTTTCCATTTGATAGTCCTCTCTTTCTTGAAAATTGGCATAAAAATACCACCCTCCTTTGATCGGGATAGGTGGTTGAGTTTATATTGAATTTGTTGTCCGTCTGGCGGAACTTTTGCATTATAATGATACCATAAATCAATGGTATCATTCAATGACATTTGGTATCACGGTTTGTAATCCTTTTTCGTACAATAAGGATATCATATAGCCGCAGTGTCTTTCAATGTCTTTTGGTGTCTTCTTTTCGCAGTGTGATTGAACAAGAGATAAACGTGATATACCAATAACATTCGACGGACATATTTTTTGTTTACCTGATAATTTATACTCATATTGACAGAATACTGGAACGGGAGTATAATGTAGACAGTGTGTTTTGGAATAAAATGGAGTGTTTTTATAGCGAAAACGCTCTAAATAAAGTTTTATGGAGGACTTATGAAAAAACGATTGATAAGTTTACTGTTGACGTTGTCAATGGTATTCTCAATGGTTCCGATGCTGGGGATTAGCGTTGGGGCAGTCAATAATACACACTATTGTGATGTAATTGGTGGCATATGTGAGGAACTTCCGTATGCATATCGAGCAATGGCGGTAGATTCTGAAGACTTTTTTGTCACTTGGGCCAATCTATATAACATTTATCCATATGACGATGATACTTTATTCCCGTATGATGCTGAAAAATTTTCCGATATGGTTACAAATAGTTTAGCATCAAAGTTAGCAGAAAATTTGAATGAGAAATATGTTGATTTCACAATGTTTATTAGTGCAATTTCTTCCGGTTCTGCTTCGGATATGGCTGTCAAAGAAGGAGATATCTATTATACATTACTTTGGTATATGTTAACAGGTATTCTTGATCCAGAAAATAGTGACTTGTTTGATGAAATTTTTGACTTTAAAAGCGATTTGTTAAGTCTCTTAGATACTGTGGTACTTTGGGATAATATTCAACAGCCATTTTCCGCGTTGTTAAAAAGCGGTTGGTTATCAACAGAATCTATTGTTGATCTCTTCAATGGTTCAACAATTAATGGTGAATATCTTCAGTATATTGATGATAATAATGTGATTCATCAAATTAAGCAACATCCTTTATTAAGTAAGCTATATGAAAAAATTCGCATATTATTTAATTTATCTGAAGATGCAGAGCTTTCGGAAATTGGCGAAAAATTTGGCGATATACTTTTGTTACTTCAATGTATCATTGAGGTAATTGTTGAATCCGATGAAATAGGAGATGCAATATTTCAAAGTATATACATATACACTAAGGTGGGGCCTGGATACGCTGACATTTTAGCTATGATGTACAGTAAAGCTGACAATCAAACATTGAAAAATAAGATACTGGATTTCTATGATCTAATTGTCAGTGATTCGTGGTTAATGTGTATAGCAACTGTCGCAACGGAGATAGCTAAAGGTGTTGTAGAAATGGAGTTGGGTATTAGTGAGCTTCTTTTAAAAGCAATGGCTACTAAAATACCGAGCCCTTATCAAGTGTTGATGGCAGGCATGGCCGTTATTGAGTTAGCTTTAGGTAGATCTGCTCAGGCTGAATCATCATATGTTTTATTTTGTTTAAAAGATATTGATGATGTTATGGTTTCTGTACTGACCGATCTTGATAGTTCGTTTAAGAATTCATTTAACAGTCAAAACGATGCTACAGCAGCTAAATGTGCAAGTCAGTATATAATGGCAAGTAAAATGTGTTTGCGTATGCTGATTAAAGAGTATGATTTTTGTAACGATTTCTTTACAGCTACATATGACACGGGTTTATTCACTAAGCTTTTTACTAAAACGGATGAATTTGAGGGTTGGAAAAGTCATGTAACTTCTATGCAGCAGTATTTTGCTCATATTGAGAAAAATATATTTGGAGATATTGAAGAAGAAAAACCATCATGGCTGCGTAACAGATACCAGAATCATGTAAAAGTAATCGAGAATGGTATGACTGTAACATACGATTTAGATGGTGGAGTGGAAACAGGTTCATTTTCCTCACAGACGAAAGCATATAATTTGCATATGATTATCAGAAGTGGTACCCCTACAAAGCCTGGATATGTATTTGATGGATGGAGACCTACTATTAACGGTAATTATATAAATCCTGTTGATTTTTGGTATTATAAGAACGAAAACGCAATAAGTCCGGATATTAACCCTTGTTATTATGCAGACGAAATTATTTTAACAGCTCAATGGAAAGATATAGATGCCATCACCTACATCGCCGCCGACGCCACCAACGTTCCTGCCTCTCACGAAAACACCGGTGTTCTTTCCTCACAGGTGCCCACTCGTACCGGCTATACCTTCCTTGGCTGGGATGAAGACCCTGCGGCTCAGAATCCGGCCTATCAGCCCGGCGATACCATATCCAAAACCGGCGATATCACCCTCTACGCAATCTGGGAATATCGAGGTGGTGATACCCCGGAAGTAACGACCTATACAATCACATACGACTACAACAACGGCAGCGGCACGACCGTGACACAGGAAAAAGCTGCAGGTGAGGATGTGGTTCTGTCGATCTATGACCCGGTCTACGACGGATATACGTTCCTCGGCTGGGCACTCGGCGACGATCCGGATTCTGTAGTATACCATACAGGCGATACATACAGCGTGGATGCGGATCTGTACCTGTACGCGGTATGGGAAGAAGAAATTGATGATGACGACGGGAATGAAGAAACGGAATGGTATATCGTTGATGAAGGAATGTACGGGGATAACTTCGAATGGTCTCTTGACAGTTATGGTGTTCTGTCTATTACCGGAAGTGGTCCGCTCCCGGAGCCTTACTCTCTCGGTTACGAACTTGCACCGTGGGAATCGTATACCAGCAAGGTTATAGAACTGGATATCGGCCGCGGTATTACAAGCCTTTATCAGCGTGCATTTGAGGGATTCTCTAATCTGGAATCCATATATCTTCCCACGAGCGTAACAAGTCTTGCCTACCGCTGTTTTGCGAACTGCAGTAGTCTTACGACAGTGACGCTTCCTGCGGGATTGAATTATGTTTACTCCAACGGAAGTTCAGGAATAATTCAAGGAGCATTCCAG